AAATATGGTGATGTAGACCCTGAACCATCTAAAAAAGAATTTGCAGAATTCGTTATGAAACAACAAGAAGTTTTACACGCAATTATGTTTGCAATGTGGGACCATAACAACGAAAAAGTTGAAGATATTATTTGGAAATTAGTTAAACCAAAATATTCAAAGCCATTTTGGCAAAAGGAGATTGAACCATGAAAGAAAAATTAGAAGAAATATATCATAACACAATACCACACCATTCTTTTTTGGACAAAAGGTCAATAGATAGTTGCATGTATCAATCATACATGTTAGGGAAATATGAAGATGAAGAAAGATACGCCAAACTTAGAAAAGCATTTTTAGAACTTTTGGAGAATTGGGGTGATTATGGAAACTACAACTCAGGCAAAAACCAAATGGAAGAAGATTGGAAAAAAGAAGGAGGATTATTATGAAAAAATGGTTTATAAATACCAATAAATTTGTTAAAATTAGAGGTAAAGTTTGGATTATACCTTGCATTAGTTTATGGTATGATAAAGATTATTTTTTAGAAACAGGTGTTACATCACCCGCAATTGGTTTACAAATTAGTTGGTTAAGTTGGGCATATGGTTTAACAATACAACAAGGATATTGATATAAATGAATACTCTATTAGATTGATATTACAAGGTAGGGGAAAGTCACAAAATAAAATTAAAACAACTATAAAAAAATAATACATTATGAAATATATTCTTGATTTAAACAAAGTATCTTTAAATGACATTCATATTGTGGGTGGAAAAAATGCATCTTTAGGTGAAATGTTGCAACACCTAAACATTTTAAAAATTAAAGTTCCAAGTGGTTTTGCAATAACCGTACAAGGATATTATGATTTCATTAATCATAATAAATTAGATAAATCTATTAGAAGACTAATTTCAAAATTAAATCCTAATGATATTATTGCACTTCGTAAGACTGGTCTTGCAATTAGGGAATTGATTAGAAATGGAGTTTTTCCTGAACAACTAAAAAACGAAATACAATTAAAGTATCTTGAGTTATCAGAAACATATGGTCAAACTATGACTGACGTTGCAGTAAGGTCATCTGCAACCGCCGAAGATTTACCTGACGCCAGTTTTGCGGGTCAACAAGAAACTTTTTTAAACGTTAGAGGCACAGAATCCATTTTAGAATCTGTAAGAAATTGTTTTTCTTCCTTGTTTACTGATAGGGCAATATCTTATAGAACATCTTTTGGATATGACCATTTTGATGTTGGATTGTCTGTTTGTGTTCAAAAAATGGTTCGTTCTGATTTATCATCTTCTGGTGTCGCATTTTCATTAGATACAGAAAGTGGATTCAAAGATGTTGTAATGATAAATGGAAGTTACGGGTTGGGTGAAATGGTTGTTCAAGGATTAATATCTCCAGATGAATTTATAGTATTTAAGCCATTATTAAAACAAGGATTTTCCTGTATTATTGAAAAAAAATTGGGTAACAAAGATAAAAAAATGATTTACGGTGAGGGTCAAGGTAAATTAACCAAAATTATTAACATTGACGAGGAACATAAAAACAATTTTTGTATCAATGATAATCAAGTATTAGAAATTGCAAGATGGACTACCTCAATTGAGGAATATTATTCAACTTTAAAAGGATATTGGTGTCCTATGGATGTGGAATGGGCAATTGATGGTTTAAGTAATGAATTATACATTGTCCAAGCCAGACCAGAAACAATACATTCAAGAAAAAAAACAGATACCCTTGTTGAATATAAAATCAATACCGAAAATTTAAAACCAATTGTTAAGGGTGGAGCTATCGGAGATAAAATTGCGAGTGGAGAAGTTACAATTATGTATTCGTTAGATGGTCGTGATGGCACGACTGATGTCTCTGAATTTGTTGAAGGAAGTGTTTTGGTTACCGAAATGACTGATCCTGATTGGGAACCAATAATGAAAAAAGCATCCGCAATTATTACAAATAAAGGTGGTAGAACTTGTCATGCTGCAATTGTGGCCAGAGAAATGGGATTACCAGCAATTGTTGGGACAATGAACGCAACCGAGATATTAAAAAATAATCAAAAAGTTACAGTTTCTTGTGGAGAAGGTGATGTTGGATTTGTTTATGATGGTTTTATAGATTATGAAAAAATTGAAACAAATTTGGATAAGTTACCAAAAATATCAACACCCATAATGTTAAATGTTGCATCTCCTGAAATAGCATTTAAATTTTCAAATTTACCAAATGCTGGCGTTGGTTTAGCTCGCGAAGAATTTATAATAAATAATTACATCAAAGTTCATCCGATGGCTTTATTACAACATAAACAGATTGGTGATAAAAAGTTAAGTGAACAAATAAATACAATTACCAAGGGTTATGAAGATGAAGAAACATTCTTTATAAAAAAATTAAGTTATGGTATTGCTAGAATTGCAGCAGCTTTCTACCCAAATAAAGTTATTGTTAGACTTTCCGATTTCAAATCTAATGAATATAGAAATCTTTTAGGCGGAACTTATTTTGAACCTCAGGAAGAAAATCCAATGATTGGATGGAGAGGGGCGTCAAGATACTATTCAGAAAAATACAAAGATGCTTTTGGTATGGAGATTAAAGCAATAAAAAGGGTTAGAGAGAAAATGGGATTTGATAATGTCGTTGTTATGATACCTTTCTGTAGAACAATAGATGAATTATTAAAGGTTTATAAAGTTATGGAGTCATATGGCCTTAAAAGAGGAGAAAAAGGATTGGAAATTTATTTAATGGCAGAACTACCATCAAATATATTTATGGCGGAAGAATTCTCTGAACACATAGACGGATTTTCAATAGGTTCAAATGACCTAACACAATTAATTTTAGGGTTGGACAGGGATTCTGCCCTCGTTGCTCCGATATATGATGAAAGAAATCTTGCGGTTAAAAGAGCCATATCGCATCTTATAAAGGTTGGAAAGAAAACAAATACTAAAGTAGGCATTTGTGGTCAAGGTCCATCTGATTTTCCTGATTTTGCAGAATTTTTAGTTAACGAAGGGATTGATAGTATTTCTGTTACACCAGATTCTTTGTTAAAAACATTAAAAACACTAAGCAAAATATGAATAATTTAGATTCAAGTTATCAAAATCTTCTAAACGATATTTTGGAAAACGGAACAAAAAAAGAAACAAGAAATGGTGGAACCATTTCAGTATTCGGTGGACAAATACGGCATAAAATGAGTGAAGGATTTCCATTACTAACCACTAAAAAAATGCACTGGAATTCAGTAATAACAGAACTATTATGGTTCTTAAGAGGTGAAACCAATATCAAATTCTTACTGGATTATGATTGTCATATTTGGGATGGTGACGTGTATAAAAAATATGTTACTCATTGGGAAAATCCAATTGACCCAATTAACTATGAATTATATGGTCCCAATACCACAATGAGTTGTTTTCATGAAGATAAAAGATTGTACACAAAAGAAGAATTTATTAAACTCATAAAAACAAATGATGAATTTGCTAAAGTGTGGGGTGAATTAGGACCAATCTATGGTAAGCAATGGAGAAATTGGAAATATCAAGAGAATGAATGGTATGATGGTCACACACATTATCCGGAAATATCCACATCAATTGACCAAATTTCAAATCTAGTACAACAATTAAAAACAAACCCAGATAGCAGACGTTTAATGGTTAGTGCTTGGAATGTAGGTGAATTAGACCAAATGGTTCTTCCACCATGTCATTATGGATTTCAAGTTTATACAAGAGAGTTAGATATATTTGAGAGATGTGAAATTGCTGGAGATGGATTATGTGAGATGAATGAAATTGATTGGTGGATGAAAGTTTTAGATGACAGAGGGATACCAAAAAGAGCAATATCACTAATGTGGAATCAAAGAAGTGTAGATACGTTTTTAGGATTACCTTTTAATATTGCATCTTATGGATTGCTATTAGAAATAATTGCAAAAGAAGTTAACATGGTACCTGACGAATTGATTGGTAATTTAGGCGACGTTCATTTATATTCAAATCACGTAGAACAAGCAAAAGAACAAATTGGTAGAGAAGGTTTTGAATTACCAACAGTTAAGATAACTGAACGTAATTGGTACATGCACGAAAAAGTAAAAGAACATTTAGGTGAAAAGACTTTGGATGAAAAACTTAAAAGTTATAGACCAGATTGTTTTGAATTAATAGGATATGAATCACATCCAAAAATTAAAGCACCCTTATCAAACTAATGGAATATCAAATAATTTTACCAGAAATTATTGATGATGAATGGCAAAATGTTGGAATTGATTTTGAGCATCAATCAATAACAGGGAACATTAAAGGAGAAAATATTGATAAGCCAATTATCAATTTAAAAAAGTATGCAATATCTTTAGATAATCGTTACTTAAAAGATTATAAAATAATAAAAGCAGAAACCAAAACTATACTTAAATTAGTAGTTTGATTATGCAAAAGTAATATACAATTGATTAATCTTAAGGGCAAGTTTACTTAATAAATGATTAACTCTATCTAGGTCATCCATTTCGATATCTTTTGCTGACATAAATTTTACGAGACCTTGAACCATTTTGTCTTTAGCTTCATCAGCCATTTCCAAAAGGTCTTGAAACGCCTCATTATCTTCTTGATTTTCTCCGTGATACCTATCTATCCATTCTTTACCCGAATATAAAAAAGGAGCCGCTTGAAGCATATTAATAACGCCAGATTCTCTAAGTTTATATAAATATTTTCTTAAAAATTTCCAATCAAAATGTTCAAATAGTTCAGGATTTGCATTAAAGAAATCATATTGAGGAGATAATGTTTGTTCTTGAATTTTTTCTCCAATTTTTTTCCAAGCATCAGTTGCAGATATTAATGATAACCTACTACCGTTTTCCCAAGAGACATAAATTATATTTCCATCTTTTTCAAATGGATCTCTACCAACATTACTAACAACCCCAGTGGTTCCAGGAGGAACTCCTGTTTCACCTTCCATATGATAACAAACTATCTTATCACCACTTTTCAATTCGGGATTTAATACACCTTTCATAATAATAAATATATCGCATATATTTATAATTTATATGGAGTTTTTAATTAGCGAATCTCAACTGAGAACAATTTTAATGGAACAAGATGAATCAAGAATGACTAATCATATGAAACATCTATACTCTTTTACCAATAATATAGTTGGTAGAGTATTCAAGAAATATAGTATTAATGCAAAAATGCTTTTAACTTGGGGAACTTCTGTTGGTGGATTCTTATTACCGTTAGACCATTTTATTAAATCAGGAGACTTTAATCTTGACGATAATCAAAGAATTTTAATATTAACTGGAATCGCATTTATAATATTTTTTGAAAATAAAAGAGGTGTTGGTACAATTTTAAAGAAAATTAAAGAAGAAGGACTTGAAGATACTTTTAAAAGTATCTTTAAAAAGGCATTAGACTTAAAAAGTGCATTTGTTAATTTTTTATCTTCAGCAAATATAAAAGTAGGTACTTTGATGGATATTATTTCATATAGTTTTTTACTTCCAATTATCACAGACATTCATTCAGTTGTAACAAGAACTTCAAATTTGAAAGAAGCCTCAATGATTATTGCTGAAAGATTGGTTGCATCTGGTGTTGTTCTATTAAGCGCAGAAATGTTGTCTAAAATTATCAAAAAGATTATGGCTAAATTTAAGTAAACATTTCGGGTTCTAAATCGTAATGATTACCCCACTTTTGAGTAATCTCAAACCCATCCATTTTAATAATAAAGAATCGTGCTTGATAATATAAATCATCAATACTTATAATATCAATTTCATCGCCCATTACGTCATAGATTACGTTATTGATTTTATCTCTAAGTAAATCAGAATCATACATGACATTCAAAATAGCACCAGCAACATCATCCGCAACTTTCAAATTAGGTACTGCATAATGACTATCTAACATGAAGTGAGATATTTCAATGTTAAAATTAAAATCAATATATACGTCATCTAAGTGGTAGAATTCTTCCATAGGTCTCCAATATACATCAAAAGTCAATGGACCTATTGCTGTCTTTAAAGTTACTTCTTTAATTTCCTTTCTCATTGTAAATAAAACCTCTCTTTGTTTCTCAGAGGAAATAAAAACACCTTTATTTACAGGTTCTTCACCATCTACTAATAATTTTTCTGAATATGAGAAAGAACTACCAATGTATTTCCACATATTACTAAGGATGTCATGAATATGTCCACTAAACACAGGGGTAGCATATGATTGACCTTTTTCAGGTAAAACAACATTTACAAGAATATCATACCCTAAATTCTTACTGTCAGGGGTAACTTTAATAAATTGATATTCAAAACCACCTTCATAGAATGGTTCTTTCAATAACATTTTTTGAATAATCTTTCTTATATTTGACATTACGACATTTCAAGTAATTTGTTTATAAGAATCTCAACTTGTTTTGGTTTTAGTCTATGATTTTTTTCATTTCTACGAAACCAACCTCTAATCACTTCTTCCAAATCTCTATTTTCTTTTCTTGACCTTCTTTTAAAACCAGCCAATTGAGCTTCAAGTTCATGAGGTTGAGTATAATATTTTAATGGATTTTTTGGTTCTTTAATGGGGAAATCATATCCTTTTTGATATTGTGAAACATGTTCTAATTCATGCCTTATTGTTTCATTAAGTTCTCCAATTAATTCTTGAATATTATGGAGACCAATCTCAGGATTTGAAACAATGGTAACTTCAATAATGTCTTCATCTCTGTAATATGCTGCGTCAACTTCAACAGTATCAACATCATCATCTTTTGCAAGATTCAAATCTATTGAAAACTGATTTTTAAATTCAGGAAAACTATAAGTCATATTTTCTTCGCCTCTGATATCTTCAGGTAATGAAAATTCTCCTTCTCTTTGAAATTTATAAAGAGATATTATATCTTTTACTAATGTTCTAATAACATTATCGTAACGGGCTTCTGTTATTAACGATTCGTTCATTTTCATAGGATCCACCTCATTAACAACTTCAGTGAGAATTGCTCCTGGTAATGAAAAATACTTTAAAAGTTCAGATAATTTTTTTGTCATAACCCACGCAAAATTCCCATAAGCGCCATGGTCAAATGTTTTAATTGTTGTTTCACGACCAAAGTGTGCACTCAATATTGAATTAAATTTATCAGAATTTTCGTTTGATGGTAAGATGTAAGCAGTATACGTTATAAAAGGTTTTAAATCCCCCATTAAAACAAAATCTTTTACTCCTGTAAGTTTAATCTTAACATTTGTTGGCGCAACAGGTTCACCTTCTGAATCAAAAAGGTAATACACCTCAAAAGTATAATTTTTAAAAAATTTATTTACCCTATCTAAAACATCGTCATACATTACCTATAAATACCTAACGGTATAGATAATCCAACACCATAACTAATTTTATTTCCACAATTAATACCGATGGTAATATCAGGACCTCTTTTTGTTTTTGTTAATAATCTTATTGGATAAACTTTAAACCAAATATCTGGTCCCAAATCTAAACTATCAACATATGATTTTACTTGCACACCAACCATCACACCAACTTGTCCGTTAGAAAAACTTATCCCAACTCGGTTAATTATTGATATTGGTGTCGTATAAATAAATGGTTGTGGAAAGGTTGTCATATAATATCCTCCAAGATAAAATCCTATTGGAGAGTAATTACTGTTATATGTTACGACCAAAGTTTTCTGATCTGGAACATACATAATGTCTGAAGTCTGAGTTTTTCCAATAAGACAGATAAATAATAATATTGTGGTTATAGTTGTTTTCATAAGACAAATATACTACTTTTGTAACAGATTACAAAATCTAATTGGTTTATTGAGTTTGTCTTGATTTTCACATTTTTTGTGATATTTATTATAAACAGAAAAGATGATAATTTGTTCATATGGTTGTGGAAAAGAGGCAAAATATTTTTTTAAAACAGGAAATGGTTGTTGTGAAAAATCACCTAATTCTTGTGAAGGAAAAAAAAATAAAGACTCTGAAAAAAAGAAAGGAAAATTTAAAGGAACCCCATATTGGTCACTTCCTGAAAATCAAAGAACATTACCTATTATACCGTGGAATAAAGGTAAAATAGGTGTTTATACAGAAGAACATAGAAAAAAAATTAGTGATTCTTTAAAAGGTATAGCAACAGGAAAAGCTTCAACCCCTATTAAAGAAGCTGAAAGGAAAGAAAAAATATCGGAGACAATGAAAAAAAATCCATTGTCTGGTGGATTAAGAAAAGGTAGTGGTAAAGGTAAAAAGGGTAAATATAAAGGATATTGGTGTGATAGTAGTTGGGAATTAGCGTGGGTGATTTATAATATTGAACACAACATAAAATTTGAGAGGAATAATGTTGGGTTCGAATATGAATATAAGGGTAAAAAAAGAAAATATCATCCTGATTTTTTAATATCGGAAACCTATTATGAAATAAAAGGTAGAAGAAGTTTTGAAAAAATGGATGATGAGAATAAAGAAAAAATTAAACAGTTCAAGTTTAATCTGAATGTATTATACGAGAAAGATATGAAACAATATCTTACCTATGTTATAAATAAATACGGAAAAGATTATATCAGGTTGTATGAACAAGGAGAGGGTCCGAATGGACGAGGACACTGACTTGAAATCAGCTGGGCTGAAAGGCTTTGGGGGTTCGATTCCCTTCCTCTCCGCCAAAAATTGTTAGATGGTGAAATTAGGTTGTCTCAGTTATGACCTTGGCAAACACACCCTCCAGTCCCGAGGGCACGGATAAAGAAATAGATAAGTGATAATGGGGTAGACCACCTGCTTGCAAGCACTTATGTTACTTATTGAATCTCCGTTTGTAGGTTCGACTCCTACTCTAACAGCTGGTCAATATGGTAGAAAAATAAAAGTTATTAACATTCAGTAGAAGTACTGAATGTTTTTTTTGACTTATATTTTTATTTCATCTATGTTTTATAAAAAGTAAAAGTATGTCTCGTTTAGATGAATTAAAAAAACAATATCCTGAATTAAATGTCACCATGTTTGATATGATGACAAGAATAGATACTTCCAAGTCTTACAAGTATCTTCCATTATTGTGTAAAATATTTGGCCAAAAACTTAATCCAAAAAAATGTTGGGGAGATGATTATCTAAATGGTATATCTGACGTTCAATCTAATTTAATTAATAAGGGAATTTCAACTGACGGTCTTAATGATGGTCAAATGTTTTATATTTCAAATTACATAGCAGAACAATTTAGTATTGACACGTATGCAACTCTAAAAGAGTTCATGGATTATATGGAGAAAGGCCAAGTTGAAAATAAGGACATATCAACATACAAAGACCTTGATGATGTAAGAGGTGCTGTGACATTAGCATCAATGAAAGAATTAACCAAAGGTCTTGAGGGTCAGGTTATTAAAGAATATGAAGATGAAAAATGGGTTATTCTTAGACCCTTAACCTTTTCAGCGTCCGCAAAATACGGTACATCAACAAGATGGTGTACAACTTATCAAAAAGAAAAACAATACTTTGAGAAATATTGGAGAAAAGGTATTTTAGTTTATTTTATCAACAAACAAACAGGTTATAAATTTGCTGGATATAAAGCAATATCTGAAGTAGATCCTGAATTCAGTTTTTGGAATGCTGAAGATTCAAGAGTTGATTATTTGGATGTTGATACTGACGATTATTTATTCCCTATTGTTAGAAAAATTTTCAAATCTAAAGACACAAATAAAAATTTGTGTTCTGATGAAATACAAGAACAAGTTCATAAAGAATGTATTAGTGAGTATGAAAAGTCAGAATTATATTCTGTTCCATCTGAAATAGAAGTTCCATCTGAAATAGAAGTAGAACATATTAGAGAATATAATGTTACAAGAATAGCTAATGAAATATCTGAGGAGGTTGATAGAGAAATTGTTGGTAGATTAATTAATGCCGCTCGTTTTCATCAAGAAACGTTAGAAGGTCTTAATGATTTAGGAATTGATACTCTTTTACGACAAATAAATAATGACATATTTTCAACTGACCCAGTTCCAACTATGAGAGCTTAAAATATAAACCCACCTTTATGGTGGGTTTTTTATTATGACTTATAAAGTATTTATATCGAATGGATAATAGACTACAAGAAATATTTGACAAGTACAACGTTACCGAAAAGAATAACTCTATGGGTAATTTGAAAAAACTTGAAAAGACAATATCTGAACTTCAAAAGTTGGATAAGGTATTACTATTAACATGCTCCAACAGATATAATTGGGACCCAAATGATATTGACATACCCAAATCAACAATTATTGCAATGGTCATCAACGAATATCTAAATAACAAATCAGTTTTGATTGATGTCCCTGAATTAAAAATTGCACCTTGCGAAGGTAATGTTTCAAGAAAAGATGGTAATTCTTGTGGAGTAATGAAAGCCAAACTTAAAGACAAAGAGAAGAATCCAACAGGTTACCACAGATGTTGGGCAAGTCTGAACGAAAAAGACGATGAACTTTGGAAAATATCCAAAGAGTTATTTGAATCTAATGCCGTTATATTTTTTACCTCTGTAAGATGGGGTCAAGCCAGTATGTTCTATCAAAAATTAATTGAAAGGTTAACTTGGATTGAGAGCCGATACAGTACTTTGGGTGAATCCAACATTATTGAAAATATCCAAAGTGGTTTTATTTGTACAGGACAAAACTGGAAAGGTATGGATGTTGTCGACACTCAAAAAAAAGTTCACACATATTATGGATTCAAACCTAACGATAAATTTTATTGGAATTGGCAATTTACAAACAAGATAAGTGATGAAACTGAGGAATCTTATAAGGAAGCATTTCCTACGTTTGTGAAAAAGTTTGATTTAGATAATTTGTATTAGAATTTGTTCGGCAATTAACAATTTGTTTGGCACGAATAAATCATATTAAAATAATGGTCTTTTGTTCCAATGAACTTTTACTTTATTTTCTATAGAAAAAACTTTTATAAAGTCTTCAATATTTTTTTCTAATCTGTTTAAAATACTACCTTTCCAGTTAGGGTCAATGTCAATAAAAATATGAAAAATTGGTGGTTGGTAACTACCCTTTCTTAACGCATTTACTGTTAGAGTTATTGATTCATCTTCTTCACCAACTAACTCTTTATTAATCATTGGTGTTATTACATCATCTAAATAAGCCTGTAAATAAATTTTAATTTTTTCTAAATCCATTATCAAGAATTTGAAGATGATAATCCTAATTGTTTAGCATAACGACCAACATTACAAGACCAGTATCCTGGTGTTGTTCTATCAGTTTTTTGGGAACACTTATGACGTGCTTTAAATGATTTTGATGCTTTTTTATTTGCATTTCTAACTTTTAAGTTAGGATCTCCGAATGTAACCTTTTTAACACCACCTGTTTTGCTTTTAACATATACGGCAAATTTCTTTGGTCCACCTGACGTTCTATGTGGTTTATTCAATTGAACATTTTTCCCCTGTAATTTGGCTTCATTAATAATATCTTCTTTTGTTTCGGTTTCGTAAATGTAAGGAGCATCTAAATAAATGTATTCTTTACCAATCTTAACTTTAATACCTAAATCAGATTCAACCATTAATCTATCTTCGTCATTAAGGTTAATTTTACCTTTGTTAAATAATTCTCTAACTTCATTAACTAAATCAAAATAACTTTCAGAATAAACTCTAAAAACATTATTTGTTAATGTTAATGCGTTATCAATGTGATATTGTAATGCTTCAGATAATTTAGTACCTTCTTTCAAAATTAAAGATTTGTCTAAATGAGATTCTAAAGACTCTTTAATTAATTCACGTAAATCATCCATAATAGTTGGTTTTTAAATAAATACTTTTATTATTGAAGTATGAAAATAATATTATCCATTTTTTTGATTTTATGTAGGCTTTTTGTTGGAATCAAAATTTTATATTGGATTGTTGAAAAAATTAACTACCCTGGAATTCATTCAATTTCAGAAATTGAGTTGTTTTTGGTTATTGCGGTTTTTGATACTTGGATATCATCATCCCAAAACGGAATTGACATTAAAATTAACAATAAAAACAATTAAGGTTTTAGTACTGCTAAAACTTCAGGATATTCTTTATCTAAAACAGAACTATCTTTCCCTTGATAAGGTATGTTTTGTAGAACATATCTAATGGAATTTAATCCAGATACTCTTTTGTCTTGAGCATCAACTATAACCCATGGATTATTTAATGTGGAAGTTTTATCAAACAATTTTTCTTTAAATTCTGTAAATCTATCCCACAAATCTTGCATTTTGGAATCATTTGGAGAATATTTCCAATATTTTAATGGAGATTGTTGTCTAATATCAAACCTTCTCTTTTGGGTGTCTTTTTCAATTGAAAACCATAACTTAAATAGGTAATCTCCTTCTTTAACCAAATCATTTTCAAAATTTGAAACATTTTTTATAAAATCGGCATATTCTTCAGGAGAATCGTATCCCATCACAGGTTCTATAAGTCCTCTGTTGTACCAACTTCTATCAAATAGATTAATCATCCCTGGTTTAATTTCTTTTTTATATCTATTCCACCAATCTTTTCTATCTTCAGGTGTTGGCACTCCCAAAGCAATTATATTGTAATATCTTGGATTTAAATTTTCTGTGAATTTTTTAATTGTTGATCCCTTACCTGCAGAATCTCTTCCTTCAAAAACAATGATAACCGTTTTACCTGTTTCTCTTAACCATTCTTGTAATTTTAGAAGTTCAACATGTAACTCATATAATTCTTTTTTAAAAACTTTTTTTGGTATGATTGATGGCTCCTCAACATCAAATTCATAATCTTCACTTTCTGGTTCAGTTCCATATCCAGATCTTTCCCTATATTTTAAAGATGTAATAATTTTTCCTAAATAATCTTCAACATTTTTCTTTTTATCACCCTTTTTCAATAAAATTTTCCTTAACCCTCTTTCCATTAGGTCAAAATCAATGATTTGATTCTTTGAAATAATTGAAATATCCATCAACATCCTTTCAGTTTTTTTATTGAATAATTTAAGGAAATTTAAAGTTTCAATAAATTTACCAAGGTTACGATTCATCTGTAATGAAGATTCATTTTCATTTTCTTTAATAACTCCCATTACATTTTTGATTCTTTGTATTTCTGATAACAACTCCATTGAGAAACAATTTAATTATAAATACATACAAAGTATAAGTTTTTAGGTATTTATATTAATAAACATAAATTACTATGCTATTAAAAATTGGGTCAAAAGGAGATGACGTAAAAAAAATCCAATCAAAATTAGGTCTCGGAGCAGACGGTATTTTTGGAAAAGGTACAGAAGAATCGGTTAAATCGTTTCAACTTAAAAATGGATTAACTCCTGACGGTTTAGTTGGTGAAGGAACATGGAATAAATTGTTTGGTGACCAACAATTAATTACTGAACCATTAGTTCCTGTTGTTGTACCATCACCTGGTGCATCTGTAGGTACACTCAAGTTAGATAAGCTAAAAGGTCATATTCCTGACGCAGTAATTTCTCAAATTCCTGAAACAGCTGCTAAATTTGGTATTGATACTCCATTAAGACTATCACATTTCTTGGCACAATGTGGCCATGAATCAGGGGGATTTAGATTAACACAAGAAAACTTAAATTATTCCGCAAAAGGGTTGGCAGGAACTTTCAAAAAATATTTTATTAATGAATCTGCCGCAGGACCTTACGCTAAAAATCCTCAAAAGATTGCTAATAAAGTTTATGGTGGAAGAATGGGTAACGGACCTGAATCAACAGGAGAAGGATATAAATTTCGTGGAAGAGGTTATATTCAATTAACAGGTAAAGACAATTATACTGCATTTGGTAAAGCAATTAACGAGGACATGACAGCAAATCCAGATAAAGTAGCAACTCATTATGCACTATTATCTGCTGCTTGGTTCTTTAGTAAAAACGGATTACATAAAATGGCGGATGGTGGAGCAACAGATGCAGTACTGACACAAATCACCAAGAGAGTTAATGGTGGTATTACAGGTTTACCTGATAGAATTAAACATTTCAAAGAATATTATAATCTACTTTCTTAATTTTTTTGGTTTTTTTCAACTAAATTATTATCTTTGAAAAAATTATAAATTATGATTCAAGTGAATTTAAAAACAGCTTTTTATGAGTTTGAGTGGGTAATCCGTGTTATGAAATCAGCCGAAACAAAAAATCAGCTTGATGTTGTTTATAAATGCTTCAACTTGTGGGAACAAAAACATGTATCACAAAATATTACTGAAACAGAATTAAGTAAAATTAATAAACTAAGAGGTGATTTTTGGGCTAAGTTTAAAAATAAAAATTTAAAATTTGACACAACCAATATCATATAATAGTGAATTTTTACCTGAAATTACGATAGCTGTTGTATTTTCAGATAATCCACAGTACGATAAACTTAAACCCATGTTTAAAGAATATGGATATGGATTTATGGTACCAAATAAAAAACTCATAATAATTGATGGCGAACAAATCATAAATAATTTTAATACAGACATATTAAAGTTTATTGAAGCTCACGAAATTGCTCATATTATGTTAAATCATGATGGGCCAAGGAATGAAGAAGAAGAATTGGATGCCGACCTTGGTGCTTATATTCTTTTAAAACAAAAAGATAAAATGGGGTCGATTAAATCCTTAATCAAACATTTCAAAAAAAGACACGGAATTAAATTTCATGAAAATTTACTTAAAAGAGTAAAAAAATACTTCTAATGATATTGAAAAACACTTTTTTTTAAAAACTTACAATATTTATAAGATACATCACTCCACTAGGAGTGTTCTCATATATCCCTTTTCCAAAAGACCCGCGAAATTTATTTTGTCGGGTCTTATTTTTTTACTATATTTACAATATGTTAATAGAGATAAAAGAGTTTTCAATGATTATAATAGGTCTTGGAATAACCTATTATATTTTTAAAAGACCAACAAAATAATATTATGAAAGTAGAATTTGCTGAAAGTTTTTGGAAATCATTAAAGACATTATCAAGACATCAAACTTGGTGGTATAAAACCTATGAATTTTTTCGTAGAGATTTGCCGTATTTTTTAGAAAACATTTGGTTCTTCAGAAAAGAATTATATGCATTTCGTTCTTGGGATTATTCATTTAATCTTGATTTATTTCGTCGTTCTTTAGAAAAAACTGTAGACACAATTGAGAATCACGGTAATGAAGTCGATGAATCAAGATTGAAAAAAGTTGAAAAAATGAAACGAGCAATTCAATTAATTAAGAATGTTCGTAGTGATGAGTATGTTAATCAGGCGGAGTTAGAATTAGGCGAGATGAAAAATTCTGATTGGTTATGGACTGATAGAGAAGACACTGAAGAAGAAAGAGACCATAATAAAAAAGTTTTCAAAAGAGCAAGAGAAATTGAAGATTTTGAATGGAAAGAATTATGGTCAATTATTCACGGGCAAGATGTTAAAGAATTTCGTAAAATTTACGACAGTAAAACTGATGAAGAAAAAAAAGAAGAGAGTGTTTGGAATGATTGGTTTGATGGTTCAGGAATGAAATCATGGTGGGATTAGTTAAAATTATAATATATGTGGAAAGTTTATTTATTAATGGTTGCCGTTGTTGCAATAATTTCGTACCTTTGGGTTCGAGGAATTGATTATATGAAAGAAAACCATCCTGACTATAAAGGGGATGACCTATTTGGAAAATTTGACGAAGACGATAAAGACAATATATTATGAAAATAACATTCATCAGCGACACACACAACAAACACAATCACCTTACAAGTAACGCGTACAATAACATACTTGGAAGCGGTGATGTTCTAATTCACTCGGGAGATTGTACCAGTATGGGTAAAAGTCATGAAATCACCAACTTCTTGAATTGGTTTGGTATGACCGATTTCAAACATAAAATCTTCATTGCTGGTAACCACGATTTTGGTTTTGAGATGCACACTGACATTGCTGAAGAGTTCAAAGAAAAAGGTATCATCTATCTTTTTGATAGTGAGGTTATAATTGATGGCGTAAAGTTTTATGGTAGTCCTTGGCAACCTGAATTCTATGATTGGGCATTCAACTTACCAAGAGGAGAAAAACTTGCAGAAAAATGGGCTAAAATTCCTGGTAATACTGACATCTTAATCACCCACGGACCTGCTCACGGAATGTTAGATTGGACTATGTCAGGTCAAAGAGTTGGTTGTGAAGACTTATTTCACAGAATTATGGAAGTTCAACCAAAAATCCATGTTTGTGGACATATCCATTGTGCTTATGGTCAAAAAAGCTTTAATGGTGTTGAATTCTTAAATGCGTCTGTTCTTAATGAAAGATATGATTATGCAAACAAACCAATTGTTGTAGATTTTGATATTGAAACAAAACAAATTGATTACCTATGAAAAATAAAATCAACGATGGACATTATTTAGAATTAATGGATAGATTACATATACAAACATGTATGATAGATGACCATTTAGTAAGTCATCCATTAACAAAAAAAATAAAAAAGGCTAAAAAACTTATTGATGATGCGGTAATGTCTTTAGCTGAGGCGTATCAAATTGTAGGAAACGAATCCTACAAAAAACAAAAAAAGAAATGAAAAAATTATATCTTGACGATGTAAGATGTCCAAAAACCGAAGGGTGGGATATTGTTAGAACATACGAAGATTTCGTAGCTTGGATTAAAAAAAATGGTTTACCTGATGAGGTGTCCTTTGACCATGATTTGGCCGAAATCCATTATGACCCAAAAACTTGGACCGAAAGTTTCAAATATGAGGAGAAAACAGGTTATGACG